ACAGCTAGCTAACTGGTTTATTAACATGCATAAGTGTAGATAATGTCTTTATTAAAAAACTTTGACTATAGTAAGTTCAAAAAAGATAAACTACCTAAATCAAATTCATTAGAGACATTTAAAGAGATAAAGCAACTTGATAAGCTTCCGGAAAACAAAAAATTTGTAAAAGATAATGATGATGTTACAAAAGTTTTTGTAGGTATAGTAGGTAAAGAAAATAAAAAGTATATACAAGAGCTTTTAGATTCTTCTAGACCTATTATAGTAAGTTTAAAAAAATACTATAACAGACCAAGACCAAAAGTTTTAGCAAAAAACTTTGATATTAATTTGAAAGATATAGAGTTGGATTCTATGAAAACACCATCATATCCTTCTGGACATTCAACTCAAGGTTACTTAGTAGCAGAAATGTTGAAAGTTAAATATCCACAAAAAGCTAAAGAGCTTAATAAAAAAGCAAAAGATATATCTGATAGTAGAAATATAGCTAAAGCACATTATAAGTCAGATTCAACAAAAGGTAAAGAGCTAGGTTTAGAAATGGCTAGCTTTATAAAAAAACAACAAAATGGCTGAAAAAAGACCAGAGTGGAAAGATAGTAAATACGCCGATGCAAAAGGTAGGTTTAAAAAATTAGACTGCGGGGATTTAGCCACTTGGTTAATTAAATCACGTAAGGGTAATAAAAAAGCAATTGTTGGTAGTTTAAACCAGCAAATTGTTTTTAATAGAAAAAAGAACCCAAGCTATGCTGCTAAGATGAAATGCGCTAGAAATAAAGCAATGAAAAGATTAGGTAATGCCAAAAAGTAAAGTAAAAGGTGGAGGCACTAAAAAAGTATGTTTACCATTAGCCAAAGTTAGAGGCATGAGTAAAGCTGAAAAAGATAAAGTTATAAGAGCTAAAGAATCAGCTGGTAGATCTGGTAAATATAAAAGATCAAGTTCTACTAATGTTAAAGGCGCTAGAAAAAAAGGTGCTACACTTAGAGACTGGTTTAATAAAGAAAATTGGGTAAATGTTAAAACAGGTAAACCCTGTGGTGAATAAATAATATTATGTCAGTAAGATTAATAAAGAAAAACATGGCTTGTAATAAGCCAAAGAAAACACCTTCACATCCTAAAAAGTCTCATGTTGTAAAAGCGTGTGCTAATGGTAAAGAAAAAATTATACGTTTTGGCGAACAAGGCGCTAGCACTGCTGGTAAGCCAAAGTCTGGAGAGTCTGCTAAAATGAAAGCTAAAAGAAAATCCTTTAAAGCCCGTCACAGAAAAAATATAGCTAAAGGCAAAATGTCTGCAGCTTACTGGGCTGATAAGGTTAAATGGTAAACAAACAAACAAATAAACAATTATGAAAGCACCTTTGAAAAAATCAAAACAAAGAATAGAGCAAGATTATGCTAGAAACGCTATTGCTGACTATGAGTCTGGTAATAAAAAAGCAGCTAAATATGAAAAGAAAAGAGAACTAGAAGTTGCTGCTGGTGAAGGACCTAAAATGATGAAGTCTCCAATGAAGCTAGAACCTGCCGCTCAAGAGAGAAAAGACCTTATGATGGATACGCCGGTAGACGAAAGAGCTGCTGCTAAAATGATGAAGACTCCTGCTAAAATGGCTGGTAAATCTCCAATGGAAATGGCTGAAAAGTCACCAATGAAAATGGGTGGATCTTGGATGTCTAAGCACTCTGCTCTTAAAATGATGAAGCCATCTCCAGCAAAGCTTTATAAGAAAAAGAAGTAATATGGCTTTTAAAATGGAGTCTCCTATTTGCACTTGCAATACACCTATATACGAGAGAGATCTTGAGCAGGGTGTAATGGGAGAGGCTAATAATAACGGCTCTATTTTAATAGATAAAGACTTGTCTACAAAAGACAAAAAAAGAGCTATTGCTCATGAAAAAGTTCATCTTGACCAAATGGAAAGAGGAGATCTTAATTATGATAATAACTATGTTTATTGGAAAGGTAAAAAATATCCTAGGTCTACAATGGTCGAAGGAGCTAAGAATTTACCTTGGGAAAAAGAAGCATATAATAAAACAGCATGAGTAAGTTATTACAATTGTTAAGTGGCGGCGTAGTCAAGCAAGTTGGCGAAGTGCTAGACAACTTAACTACATCAAAAGAAGAGAAGCTAAATGCTCAAAAAGCTATTAAAGAAATACTTTTAAAAGCAGATAGTGAAGCTCAACAACAAGTTACCAGAAGATGGGAGTCTGATATGAAGTCTGATAGCTTTTTATCAAAAAACATAAGACCATTGATTATTGTATATTTAACAGTTATCTTTACATTGTGTGCTTTCGTTGATGGTAACATAGGTGGTTTTACAATAGAACCGACTTATATACCTATCTTTCAATCACTACTAGTAACCGTGTACGGTGCGTACTTTGTTGGTAGGACATGGGAAAAAGGTAAAAATATAAGTAATAATAAAAACAAATAAAAACAATTAAATTAAATCAAATGGAAGAAAATAGCAAAATAACCCCGGAAGAGCTTAAGCAAGTTACTGAGCTTAATAACAAAATGATGCAAATCCAAGGAGAGATTGGTGCTGGTGAGCTGCGTAAAGCAGACCTAGTAACAATGTTCGCTAAAGAGTCTGAGCAAATGGAAGTTATTAAAAAAGAACTTGAAGAAAAATACGGTAAGGTTAACATCGATTTAAAAGATGGATCTTACGAGCTAATTCCTGAGGAAGATAATGACTAATATAATCAGAAAAATAAGTATAGGTTCTGATTATAAAAACGATGCAATGCACTACGCAGTTGGTCAACAAGTATATGGGGGACACGAAATCTCCCATATACTACATGACGAAAAAAGTGATTCATATAGTATCCACATCAAGAAAAGAGATGAGGTAATACCTTGGAAGAAGTTTAACTGCAATATGGCTGTGTCAATAGAGTATGATTTAGAATACTAAATGAAAAGCTTGTTTGATTTTATTGTAGAGCCATTAAATACTCAATACAATAATGAAATAAAAGTAGGTGACAAAAGCCTTGTAACTAATGCTGATTTAGATAATTTTAGAGCAGTTAGTAATATGGCTAAAGTTATTTCAACACCACTTGCTTATAAAACCAAAATATCTGAAGGTGATACTATAGTAATACACCACAATGTTTTTAGAACATTCAGAGATATAAGAGGTAAGCAAAAAACAAGTAGATCAAAGTTTACAGAAAACTTATATTTTGTTGCAATGGACCAGGTCTATATGTATAAAAACAAAAAAAATTGGAACACATTTAACAACAGATGTTTTGTAAAACCACTTTTAAGTGATAACGATCTAACGTTAGATAAAGAACGCGAGCTTGTTGGTATATTAAAATACGGTAATAGTTCCTTAGAAGCTCTTAAAATCACTCCAGGAGATATGGTTGGTTACACACCAGACGGTGAGTATGAATTTTTCATAGACGGAGAGCGATTATATTGTATGAAATCAAATGATATTGTAATTAAGTATGAGCAACAAGGAAACGAAATTGAGTATAATCCGAGCTGGGCGAAAAGCAGTTGAGGAATTAATAAAGGTAGCGCAAGAAAAGATTGTTGACTCAGGAGACGATATATCAGCTGATAGACTTAAAAACGCTGCCGCTACAAAAAAGTTAGCAATATTTGATGCTTTTGAAATTCTTACAAGAATACAAGAAGAAGAAGATATGTTAAACGATAAGCCTAAAGAAGAAGTTAAAGAAAAAACTTTTAAAGGCTTTGCTGAAGGAAGATCTAAGTAATGTATCAGCAAACTTTATATAAAATACTAGATAACCATATAAAACCTAAAGTTTTAAAAAGAACTAATAGGTATGCTAAATGGGAATACGGTTACAATGAAGAACATGACGTAGTTATCATAAGTAAAACAGGTAAGATCGGTGAAATATACGAAATACAAGGTTTGAAGATAGCTCTACCAAAAGAAGAAAAACCTCATGTTTTTGATGGTAATACCTGGGAATACTCAGAATATCCTAAAGAGTTAAACAAAATAAAATCTGTATTTGACTGGGAAGAATATCCTAGCGAGTTTAAAGAAAAATGGTACGGTTACATAGATGATGAATTTAAAAAACGCGAAGAAGGCTTTTGGTTTATTAACAAAGATAAGCCTACATATATTACTGGTACTCACTATATGTACCTGCAATGGAGTAAGATTGACGTTGGCCACCCCAATTTTCGTGAATCGAACAGATTGTTCTACATATTCTGGGAAGCTTGTAGGGCCGATAGAAGAAGCTATGGCATGTGCTACCTTAAAAACAGACGGAGTGGATTCTCATTTATGGCATCAGGTGAAACAGTCAACGCTGCAACAATATCGACAGACTCCAGATTTGGTATATTGTCAAAGTCAGGACCAGATGCTAAAAAGATGTTCACTGATAAAGTTGTTCCAATATCAGTTAACTACCCGTTCTTTTTTAAACCAATACAAGATGGAATGGATAGGCCAAAAACGGAACTGGCTTATAGAGTACCAGCGACAAAGTTCACAAGAAAAAAGCTGGACAATAACGAAAAGCTTAAAGAAATATCCGGACTTGATACAACCATAGACTGGAAAAACACAGGTGATAACTCTTATGATGGTGAAAAGCTAAAGCTTTTAGTCCACGATGAGTCGGGTAAATGGGAAAAGCCTACTAACATACTAAACAACTGGAGAATTACTAAAACTTGTTTACGTTTAGGTAGTAGGATAATAGGTAAGTGTATGATGGGTTCAACATCAAACTCTTTAGATAAAGGAGGTGAAAACTTCAAAAAAATATACTACAACTCAGATGTAGAAAAAAGAAACGCTAATGGTCAAACAAGCTCAGGCTTGTATTCTTTGTTTATACCAATGGAGTGGAACTATGAAGGTTTTATAGATAAATACGGTCATCCAGTATTTGATACACCAGAAGAACCAGTTGATGACAACTTTGGTGAAAAAATAACACAAGGTGTTATAGATCACTGGAATAATGAAGTAGAAGGATTAAAGCAAGATCAAGACGGTTTAAACGAATATTATAGGCAGTTCCCAAGAACAGAGGAACACGCTTTTAGAGACGAAGCAAAAGAGTCTTTGTTTAACCTAACTAAAATATACGAGCAGATAGATTACAATGTAGACTTAAATAACAAGTCACTTGTAACAGTTGGAAGCTTTCAGTGGGAAAATGCTACTAAAGACACAAGAGTAATTTTTGTGCCCAACAAAGACGGAAGGTTTAACATATCATGGGTACCTCCTATACATTTGCAAAATAGAGTAATTGTAAAAAATGGTAGCAAACACCCTGGTAATGAGCACATGGGAGCTTTTGGTTGTGACAGCTATGATATATCAGGAACTGTAGATGGTAGAGGTTCTAATGGAGCTTTACACGGACTTACTAAGTTTAGTATGGAAGATGCACCACCTAATCAGTTTTTTTTAGAATACATAGCTAGGCCACAAACTGCAGAAATATTCTTTGAAGACGTTTTAATGGCTTGTGTTTTTTACGGTATGCCTATATTAGCAGAGAATAACAAACCAAGACTTTTATATCATTTTAAAAGAAGAGGTTATAGAGGTTACTCAATGAACAGGCCAGATAAAGTTTGGAACAAACTATCAGCCACAGAAAGAGAAATAGGTGGTATACCAAATACCAGCGAAGATATTAAGCAAGCTCACGCAGCTGCTATAGAAACATATATAAATACACATGTTGGTATACTGGAAACTGGATACGGAGATATGTATTTTCAAAGAACCTTAAATGATTGGGCTAAGTTTAATGTTAATAATAGAACAAAGCATGATGCATCTATAAGTTCTGGATTAGCTTTAATGGCTTGTAATAAAAACAGATATGTACCTATTGCAAAACAAGAACGTAAGTCTATAGATTTAGGGATTAAAAGATATAACAATAGTGGAAACATTTCAAAAATACTTAAATAAATGAGGATCGAAACTAACACAAATAGCTCTTTTCCTAGCCAAGTGGTTAGCAATGAAGAAAAAGCAAGCTTAGACTACGGTATACAAGTAGGAAGAGCTATTGAAGGAGAATGGTTTCAAGAAGGAAGATCAGGAAACAGATACGCTCAAGCTTATAGTAATTTTCATCAGTTAAGGTTATATGCAAGAGGAGAGCAATCAATAGCTAAGTATAAAGACGAAATGTCAATTAATGGTGACTTGTCTTATTTAAACCTAGACTGGAAGCCTGTTAATGTTATATCAAAGTTTGTTGACATCGTTGTAAATGGTATGTCAGATAAAGGTTATCAAATAAACACTGTTGCACAAGATCCATATTCTGTACAAGAAAAAACAAAATATGCTGAAGCTGTTTTAAGAGATATAAATTTAAAACCAGTTCTTACTGAATTCAAAGAAAATCTTAATGTAGATATATTTAATACTTCTAATCCAGAAGAGTTACCTGCTAGTAAAGAAGAATTAGATCTTTATATGCAAATGAATTTTAAACAGCAGGTTGAAATTGCAGAAGAAGAAGTTATAAACAATGTTTTATCATTAAACAAATATGATGAAACAAAAAGAAGATTAGCTTATGATTTAACTGTTTTAGGTATTGCTGCTTGTAAGACTCAATTTAATAAAACAGAAGGAATTACTATTGATTATGTAGACCCTTCATATATGGTTTATTCTTACACAGAAAATCCTAATTTTGAAGACATATACTATGTTGGTGAAGTTAAGTCTATTACAATACCTGAATTAAAAAAGCAATATCCTGACATTCCAGAAGAAGAATTAATAAAAATTCAAAACATGCCTGGTAATTCTCAGTATATAACAGGTTGGGGTAATTATGACGAAAACACTGTTCAGGTAATGTACTTTGAATATAAGACATATCATAATCAAGTGTTTAAAATAAAGAAAACAGATCAAGGTCTTGAAAAAGCTTTAGTAAAGCCCGATGGTTTTGATCCACCACCTAGTGATAATTATGATGTTGTAACTAGAACAATTGAAGTATTATATACAGGAGCAAAAGTTTTAGGTAATAACTACATGTTAGAGTGGAAGCTTGCTGAAAATATGACTAGGCCAACTGCTGACACAACAAGAGTTAAAATGAACTATTGTATATCTGCACCAAGAATTTACAAAGGTCGTATTGAGTCATTAGTTGGCAAAATAACTGGATTTGCTGATATGATACAGCTAACTCACCTTAAGCTACAACAAGTAATGTCTAGATTAGTTCCAGATGGTGTTTTCTTAGATATGGATGGTTTAGCAGAGGTTGATTTAGGTAATGGAACAAACTATAATCCAGCAGAAGCTTTAAACATGTATTTCCAAACAGGTTCTATAGTTGGTAGATCGCTTACACAAGAAGGTGGTATGAACCCAGGTAAAGTACCTGTTTCAGAATTAACATCTTCATCAGGTCAAGCTAAAATTCAAAGTTTAATAGGAACGTATCAGTATTATTTACAAATGATACGTGATGTCACAGGACTGAACGAAGCTAGAGATGGAAGCGTGCCAAACAAAGATGCTTTAGTTGGTTTACAAAAATTAGCAGCTAACGCGTCTAATACAGCAACAAAACATTTATTAGATTCTTTATTATATATAGGTTTAAGAACTTGTGAAAATATTAGTTTAAAAGCTGCCGATTTAATAAGTTATCCACTAACAAGAAACTCTTTAATGAACTCTATAAGCACGTTTAATACTAAAACTTTAGAAGAGTTAATTAATTTACAAATACATGATTTTGGTATTTATTTAGAGCTAGAACCTGAAGAAGAAGAAAAAGCTAAACTTGAACAAAATATACAAGTTGCCTTAAAAACACAATCAATAGATTTAGCTGATGCTATAGATATTAGAGAAATAAATAATATTAAACTAGCTAATCAATTTTTAAAGTTAAAGCAAACGCAAAGACAAAAGCAAAAGCAAGAAGCCGCTCAACAAAATATTCAAGCTCAAGCTCAGGCAAATGCTCAATCTTCAGAAGCAGCAGCTATGTCTGAAGTACAAAAGCAACAAGCACTTACTCAAGAAAAAGTAAATTTAGAACAAGCAAAATCTCAATTTGAAATACAAAGACTTCAAACAGAAGCTCAAATAAAAAGAGAACTTATGGCTGAAGAGTTTAACTATCAAATGGAATTAGCAAAAGCTAGAGCAGGTGTTGAAGCAGAAAGAGAAAAAGAAATAGAAGATCGTAAAGATCAAAGAACAAGAATACAAGGAACACAACAATCAGAAATGATTGACCAAAGAAAAAATGATTTATTACCTATTAACTTTGAGTCAGAAGGTAATGATGAGTTAGGTGGGTTTAATTTAGATTCGTTAGGACCTGAATAAACCTTTTATTTATTTAATTATATTATATTATGTCAACAGAAGTAAAGCAAGAAGGCGACTTTAAAATAAAGTCTAAGCCAAAAAATTTAGGTAAAAACACAGATGCTAAAGACAGTATTAAAAAAGTCACAATAGCTGAACCTAAAGATGAAATAAAAAAAGAAGAGGTAACTAAAGTAGTTATACCTACAGAAGATAAAAAAGAAGACGATGCCATTCAAATCGGAGAAACAAATGCAAGCGATGTTACTGTCGAAGAACAAAAAGACGGTGGAAGTAGCGAAGAAGTGGTTGAAGAAGTACGGGAACCCGTTCAAGATGAAAAACCAGTTCTTCAAGAAATAACCGATGAAGAAGTAGCTGAAGAAGTTAAAGAAGTAAAGCAAGAAGTTAAAGAAGCTAAAAGAGATGCTGAAATAACAGGTAAGCCTTTACCAGAAAATATTGAAAAGCTTGTTTCTTTTATGGAAGAAACCGGCGGAAGCATAGAAGATTATGTGCGGCTTAATGCTGATTATTCTAATGTTGACAATAATACATTGTTAAGAGAATATTACAAGCAGACAAAACCGCATTTAAACAGTGAGGAAGTAAACTTTCTTATGGAAGATTCTTTTTCGTTTGATGAAGAATTAGATGAGGAGCGAGATATCCGCAAAAAGAAACTCGCAATGAAAGAAGAGGTTGCAAAAGCCAAAAACTTTTTAGAAAGCTCAAAAAGTAAATACTACGACGAGATCAAGTTGAAACCGGGCGTAACTCAAGAGCAGAAAAAAGCTATGGACTTTTTTGACCGCTACACGAAGGAGCAGGAGACTGCAACTGAGAGGCATAATGATTTTAAACAACGAACAGATGAGCTTTTCAAATCAGATTTCAAAGGTTTTGATTTTAAAGTAGGAGAAAAGAAATTCAGGTACGGTGTGCAAAATCCAGAAAAACTAGCTGATAAACAATCTAATATCACGAACCTAGTCGGGAAGTTCTTTGATAGTGAAGGTAAGATACAAGATTCAAAAGGTTATCATAAAGCTATATATGCCGCTGAGAATGCAGATACTATTGCTAATCATTTTTACGAACAAGGAAAAGCAGATGCAATCCGCGAGGTTGTAGATGGTTCTAAAAATCCTAGCACAAGCCCAAGACAGGCTACACAGACTGAAGGGTTTAAAGATGGAATTAAAGTAAAAGTGTTAGGCAATAAGGTGAATGATTCTTCAAAGTTATCAATTAAAAAAATCAAAATTTAAAACTATATAAATTATGGCACTATCACCCGCGTTTGGATCATTAGTTCCAAGCCAAAAATTACAAGCCCTTGAGACTAACTATCTTAGTTTCACAGACGGCAACAATGATTTCGCACAACAGTACTTACCTGAGATCTACGAACAAGAAGTAGAGCGTTACGGAAACAGAACTCTTTCTGGTTTCTTACGTATGGTTGGAGCTGAAATGCCAATGACATCTGACCAAGTTGTTTGGTCTGAGCAAAATCGCTTACACATCGCTTATGACAGCGTAATTATAGCTGCTGGAGCTGCTGTTGACGTACTTTCGTTCAACGTTACAGCTACTATCACTAACGTTATTGCTGTAGGCGACACAGTAGTTGTTATGGAGCCAACTGCCGGTAGTGAAGTAACAGGTATTGTTACTGCACGTACTGCTGGAGTTGTTGGTGGAGCTGACGCTACTATCACAGTTAAGCCTTATGGCGCCCCTAATGTTTCATCTACCGTTGCTCTCGGCGGTATTGGAGCTGGTGGTTTCACAGATCTTAAGATCTTTGTTTATGGTTCTGAATACAAGAAAGGAACAGGCGACGCTACTGCTGAGTCTATTACTCCTTCTTTCACTCAATTCAGTAACTCACCTATCATCATCAAGTCTAAGTATCAAATCTCTGGATCTGACACTGCACAGATTGGTTGGGTAGAAGTTGCTACTGAAGACGGAACAAGCGGATACCTTTGGTACTTGAAAGCTGAGTCTGAGACACGACTACGTTTTGAAGATTACTTAGAGATGTCTGTTGTTGAAGGAGAATTAGCTGCTGCTGGTTCTGGAGCAATCGGAGCTAACTACAAAGGTACAGAAGGTCTTTTCTCTGCTATCAAGGCAAGAGGTAATAACTTCGCAAATTACGGTGGAACTTTAGCTGAGTTTGATTCTGTTCTTAAGAACCTTGATACTCAAGGAGCTATTGAAGAGAACATGCTTTTTGTTAACAGAAGCCTTTCACTAGAGCTTGACGACATGCTTGCTGGCTTGTCTGCTGGAGCAAACGGTGGAACTGCTTATGGTTTGTTTGAGAATTCTGAAGAAATGGCGTTGAACTTAGGTTTCACAGGTTTCCGAAGAGGTTCTTATGACTTCTATAAGACTGACTGGAAATATCTTAACGATGCTTCTACAAGAGGTGGTTTAGTTAAAGCTAACGGAACTGCTGGAGTTAACCCAATTGAGGGAGTATTAGTTCCTGCTGGAACTTCTACTGTTTACGATCAAACTTTAGGCACTAACATCCGCCGACCATTCTTACACGTACGTTATCGTGCTTCTCAAGCTGATGACCGTCGTATGAAGTCTTGGTTAACTGGATCTGTTGGAGGAGCTTACACTTCTGATCTAGACGCTATGCAAGTTCATTTCTTATCTGAGAGATGTCTTTGTGTTCAAGGTGCGAACAACTTCGTTATCTTCACTGCATAAGCACTCATAATCACAGTAATATTACCCCTGGCTTTGGCTGGGGGTAACTATTACTCTTTTAACTATTTAATCTTATTATATCATGGCTAAAAAAGCTACAGCTAAAAAAGTTGAGGTAGCACCTCAAGAAATTCAAACTCCACAATACGTGGAGCCAACGCCGCGAAAGGTAGCGAAAGCTCCTAAGTGGGAAATAAGGGATAGAATATATCTCTTACAAGACAGACACAAACCATTAACATACACATTGCAAAGTAAGCATCATCACAGATCTTCATTGCTTTGGTTTGACGAAGAAACAGGTATGCAAAGAGAATTACGATTTGCTATAAACCAAAACTCTCCGTTTGTGGATGAACAAAAAGGCGAAGTAACACTTGGTCATATAATGTTTAAAAATGGTGAACTCAAAGTTGCTAAAGAGCAACAAAACTTACAAAAACTATTATCTCTTTATCATCCTGCTTTAAATAAAAAGTATTATGAGTTTAATCCTGTTGCTATTGCTACAGATGAACTTGATGATATTGAATTAGAAGTAGATGCTTTAGTAGCTGCAAGATCTATGGATATAGATCAAATGGAAGCTATACTAAGAGTTGAAGTAGGTTCAGAAGTTTCTAAAATGAAAAGTAAAGAAATAAAAAGAGATCTTATGTTTTTTGCTAAAGAAAACCCAGGTTTATTTTTAGATCTAGCTAACGATGAAAACGTAATGTTACGAAACTTTGCTATCCAGGCCACAGAAGCTGGAGTAATTAAGTTATTAGAAGATCAACGAACTTTTGTTTGGGGTTCAAATAACAAAAAATTTATGACAGTTCCTTTTGATGAGCATCCATACTCAGCTATGGCAGCATTCTTCAAGACGGATGAAGGTTTGGAAATATACAAATCAATAGAGAAAAAATTCTCATAACATGTAATACTATATAGTAGTCGGGTCACTCTTTATGAGTGGCCTAACTATTATAAATAAAATAAAAAATAATGGCGGTAAATATAAACACAGTATACACTACAGTATTATACATACTGAACAAAGAACAGCGGGGATATATTCCACCTGCTGAGTTTAATAGTCTTGCTGTACAAGTTCAAAATGATATTTTTGATTCTTACTTTCCTGATGGAAACCAAGTAAACCGCTTAAATCAAAGTAACAGACAAAACGATACTGAGTTTTTTGATATGTTTAAAGATATATCATATAAACTCTTTCCTTTTGAAAAAGAAACAGCTTTTACCTGGAATGCTGCAAATACAGGTTTTATATACACTGGTACTAAAACAATATACAAGCTAGGAGAAATTATTGCAACAACTCCTGCTTCACAAACAGGACAACCTGCTCAATATGAGTCAGTTGTACAATTAACTAGTAAAAGTGATTATACAGAAATTACAAAATCTAAGCTAACTGCGCCAACAGCTCAATATCCTATTTGCTTCACAACGCAAACAGCTGCTGCAATTGCGCCAGCAACAACCCCACAATTATTAATCAAAGTGTCTCCAGCTTCAGCTACGACAACTTTAGCCGTAAACTGTTTATTTAAACCAACTGACCCTTCTTGGGGTTTTACAGTAGGTACATTAGGCCAATATGTTTATAATTCAGCTACTTCAGTAGATTTTGAACTAGATACTTCAGAGCAAAACAATTTAGTAATTGAGATATTAAAATATGCGGGTATAATAATTAAGGACCCACAAATAGTACAAGCTGCAGCACAAGCATCACAAAAAGAAGAAATAAACTTAAAACGTTAATAAATGGCATTAATAACTGAAAATAACGCACAATACTACGCTGGAACGCAAGATTTTCTTGTTAGCAACGCGGCAGGTGGTCAAACATATACATGCACATTTGATACTGACTTGGTTCTTGGTAGTTATAACCCACTAGAAACAAATTATGCTTTAAATAACTTTAAGTTATATACCGCCGCAGCTGGTGTTGCCACATATACAGAGTATACAGCTGCTTACACTGTTTTAAATAACGTTATAACAATAACTGCTGGTTTACCTTTAAATACAAGCATTGTAGTTCAACTAAAAACTAAAGAAGGTGGACAATACGGTAATAGAGATGCTTACGGTAATGTTGTTGAAGAAAACTGGGGATCATACGCTTATATAAAGCTTAACGATATTATAGATAACTATATGGTAGGTTATGTTGGCGATGGTAAGTTGGTAAACAAAGTAAAGAAAAGTGATGTATTATTTTTTGCTAAAAGAGGTTTACAAGAATTTAGCTACGACACGCTTAAAAGTATTAAGTCACAAGAATTAACAATACCACCAAATTTAAGTGTACCGATACCACAAGACTACGTTAACTACGTGAATATGAGCTGGGTAGATCAAGCTGGTATTAAGCATATTATATATCCAACTACACTAACAAGTAATCCTTACAAAACGCCTATACAAGATGGCCAAGGTGTTCCAACTCAAGATAACTTTGACAACAATTTGCAAGGAACTTCTATAACAAACCAAAGGTGGAAAGATAATAATTTAAAAAACTTAAACACTGAGTTAGACAATACATCGTTTTGGGCTAATGTTTATGGCGGTGGATTTGGTAACGGTTTTGGAACTGTTGGTGGACAATATGGCATACAACCTGAAATAGCACAAATAAACGGCTGGTTTACTATAAACGAAAGAGAAAATAAATTTAGCTTCTCTAGTGATCTCAGTGACAAATTAATCATACTTAGTTATATATCAGACGGTTTAGCTATAGATAGTGATACTAGAGTGCCTAAAATGGCCGAGGAAGCAATGTATGCGTATATAAGTCATGCTATAATATCTACACGTTCAAATCAACCAGAATATGTAGTAAATAGATTAAGCAGAGAAAAAGCTGCAAAGCTTAGAAATGCAAAAATAAGATTATCAAATATTAAGCTAGAAGAGTTTACCCAGATTATGAGAGGTAAATCTAAGTGGATTAAAAACTAAAGTTATATGGCCAAAGTCACTAATACTTTTATAAAAAGTAAACTAAACAAAGATTTAGACGCTAGACTAGTACCTAATGGTGAGTATAGAGACGCTGTTAACGTACAAGTAAGTAGGTCCGAAGGTGACAGCGTTGGTTCACTTCAAAATGTTTTAGGTAATATAGAAATAAAAGACTTTGGAAACTCCGATCTTACTTGTATAGGTTATTTTGCTAACGAAGCAACTGGTATGATTTATGTTTTTCTAACAGACTATACAGACCCATCACCTAATACTCAAAGATCATATTCTTCTACAGCCGAAAATTATATATACAGTTACGATATAACAGATGATACTTCAGTTCTTTTAGTACAAGGTGCTTTTCTTAATTTTTCTAAAACAAATCCAATATTTGGTATTAACTTACTAGAAGATCTTTTATTTTTTACAGATAATAGAAATCAACCTAGAAAAATAAACATAAACTTAGCTAATCCAAGTGCTTTAGCTTCACCCACATACTATACAAACGAAGATCAAATATCAATAGTAAAGTACAATCCGTATGTTTCTATGGATGTTTATCAAGAAGTAGGGGTTAACACAGGAACTGTAGAAACAACTATAAAAGACGTTACCAGTATCACAAATCCAAATGGTGGTACAGCGCTCGCTAATGGAGGAGGAAGTTCGCAAACCTCTGCAACAATAAACATTGATAGCTTATCAGGTGATATAATAAAAGCAAATGAGAATTATGGTGCTCTTGGAGTTAAAGTAAGTTTAAGAAGTATGGCTAGTCCTTATACACTTACAGCCACTGGTGAAACCGTAAGTAATTACACGCTTGCTGGAGGAGTTATAACTCAAGTTATACTAACTGGATCTATAACAGTAGCAGATAATCAAATGCTAGTTTTTAGTCCTAATGAATATTATGATGGTAATTTTGCTGGAGACGCAGAATATTTATCTGATTTATTTGTAAGATTTAGCTATAGATTTAAATTTGACGATGGTGAGTATTCTATAATGGCTCCATTTACTCAAATAGCATTTATACCTAATCAAGATGGTTACTTCATGTATACTAAAAAGTCTGGTTTTGAAACAGAAGACGATCAAACAGACTCTTACAGAAGTACAATAGTTTCTTTTGTTGAAAATAAAGCTGATAGCGTAAAATTAATTATACCAAGACCAGATACTGTAGTTCCTGGAGCAACTTTACAAGACGCTCTTAAAATATCTGAAATAGATATATTGTTCAAAGAGTCTGACGGGCTTGCGGTTAAAGTTGTAGAAACTATACCTGTTGCTGATTTAACTATAAACACGTATGGAGATATAGAGTATGACTATAAGTCAACTAAGCCATTTAATACTTTACCTTCTGATGAATTAATAAGAGTATATGATAAAGCTCCTGTAAGAGCTCTTGGTCAAGAAATTTCTGGTAATAGAGTTATTTATGCAAATTTCCAAAACAAACATACTCCACCAGACAATATAGATTATATTCCTAAAGTTACTAATAAAGCCGATTTAAGTTTGGGAAGCGGATCTGGTTCTTTAGCAGGTGGTCCACTAAGCGGAACAGGTCCATTTACACTAACAGGAGCCACTGGCACAATACAAGTTGGAAGTTTTATAACTGGAACAGGCATAGTTAAAGGAACAGTTGTAACAGCAGTTAGCGGTTCACCTATAAACTCTGTAAGCGTTAGCCCTGCAGTTAGCGGCGCTGGTGGTGTTGTTACATTTAGACCTGCAAGTGGTGAAAAAACATATGTAAGTAAAGTAGAATATCCTAACTCGTCTTTAAAACAAAACAGAAATTATGAAGTTGGAGTTGTTTTATCTGATAGATACGGAAGACAATCTAGTGTTATATTAAATAAGCCAACACAGTCTTCTACTATATTTTCACCATATTTTGATTCAAGCCTAATTCAAAAAGAGTGGCCTGGAGATTCAATAAAAATGCTATTTAATTCACCAATAGGACCTACAAATGCAGATCAAACAAACGGTTGGCCTGGTATTTACAACGGTGATGCAAGTAGTGCTAATTATAATCCATTAGGCTGGTATTCTTACAAAGTTGTAATAAAACAAACAGAGCAAGAATATTACAATGTTTACCTTCCTGGTATTATGGCTGCTTACCCTGAAGATGATGCTTTAGAATTAGGAAGCACGTCTCATACTGTGTTAATAAATGACAATATAAATAAAGTTCCTAGAGACTTATCTGAGGTTGGTCCAGAACAAAAACAATTTAGAAGTTCTGTTAGATTATTTGGAAGAATAGAAAATACAACTACAACTATAACTACAGTTAATTTTGGATTAAGCAATAAACAATATTATCCTTCTCTAGTTTCAGACACCGCCTCTATGATATCAAACCTTAGAGACATGTTTGATTTTGATACTAGCAACACGCCTGTAGGAATAAAACAATTTTATGACTACGAGTCTAATCCTCTTATATCAAGGATAAGTACAAGTTCACAAGTTGGTCAAATATCATCTCACGGTTCTGGATCAACACCTCCAGGTTTGCAGTATTTAGCCGTATATGAAACAGAGCCTGTTGATTCACAAATAGATATATATTGGGAAACTTCAACATCAGGATTAATATCATCACTAAATGAAGCAATACTACAAGGAACATCTGGTGGTTCTTCATTAAGCAATTTTAATACATCAAACTGGTCTGAGTCTTTAGCAAGTGCTGGTAACATATTAAACACAGGCTTTAACCTTTTAGATGTAAATGGTCAGACAATAACAATATCAGGAAATAACTCTTTTGATTTAATGAGTGTTATTGACGGTACTGGTCAAGATGTTCAACTGTCTACAAATGGTGGACCTTATTTTGAACTTTACATAACAGGTGGTGTTTATCAAATAAGAACAACAACCGCTTATTTTAATAATGTATATTACTCTACCAATAGCGATCTTAGAGAATTTACTTTTAATTTTAGAGCTGTAATATTTGATAGTCAAACGCCACCAGTTCCTACAACAACTTTGTTTAGCGAGTTTGCGGCGCCTAGTAATGTGGCCCCTACAATAACATCATCAGTTCCAGCAGCTGGTAACATTTTCACAAACAGCACTGAATCCACTTTTGCAGTATTAAAAGGTGTAAACGGGGCAGCTAATACTGCTTTAAGAACAAAATCATTAACATATAGTATAACAAAACAAGAAGATTCAAATCAAAATTCTGTTAATTTCTTTGGTGTTAGTGGTTTATCTGTTGTTAGTACAGAGTATCAAATGAATCTTGCTAATTTAAGTAACAACGCTAATCCAATACCAATGGATGATTATACTGTTCATGTTACTTTAAGTGATTCTAGTGATTCTGTTACAAACATATATACGCTAAAAATAGGTACAGTTCCAGCGGCTGTTAATGATATTGTTTTAACAACTAGCGGTTCGTTAATTAACGGTATTTTAATTCGTGTTAATCAAACAAGTAATCCTAACAATGGGTATTATATATTAGCAGGATATACTTTTGCACAATGGCAAAATAACAGTGTTGGTTCAATAACACAACCGTTTTTAATAGATCGTAAAAATGCTAAAACAGTAACTCAAGGTTCTTGTGTTAATTTAACGTGGTATTATGCAGCTACAGAAAGTGCTGTAAAAACACTATGGAAAGATTCTTGTGGCGGTCTTGGACTTCCAGGTGGTCCAGCTGTATCTAACTTTACAGACTTTTATTACCAAGTATTAGAAGTGTAATATAATTAAAAAATAAGTAATAATAAATTATGCCAGGAGTAGAAATAGAAGTAAAATACTTTAACACTTTTGTATTAAAAAAGACACTTAGTTCATCAAATCAACCGATTTGGAATGGATCTTTTGGCATACCCGCTGCTAACGATGGTGGATATCCAGTTGTTGCTAGTACAGCTACAGATAACAATTGGGCTATAGAAGAGTCTAGAATAAGAGGTGGTTTTAATAACACTTCAGTAGATTTTTCACCAAGAGCTTATCTTGTTGAAGATGAGCCTAATAGCTCAATGTTGTTTAGCTCTTTAATATACTCTGGTATATTTAACTCAAGAACAGGTGTAAATGATACTAATGTATTTCCAGTAGGTAGTGATATTACAAAAAGTGCTGATCCAGCTAATGGCTCTATACAAAAGCTTTATGCAGAAGATACAAACCTTATAGTTTTACAAGAATATAAAGTAAGTAGAGCTTTAATAGATAAAGACGCAATATACTCAGCTGAAGGTGGAGGTTCTGTAACTTCTTCTAATCTAGTTATTGGTGTTTTACAACCATATGCAGGTAATTACGGTATAAGTCAAAACCCAGAAAGTTTTGCGGTTTATGGTTATAGAAAATATTTTGCAGACAAAAACAATAATGTTGTCTTAAGGCTTTCAAGAGATGGTATGACTGAAATATCAGGGTATGGCATGAAAGACTTTTTCAGAGATCAACTAAACAGTATAGATACTAATGGTGGTCCTGGGGTTGTTAGAGGCGCATATGATCTTTACACAGATCAATATGTTATATCTATGCAACAAAATCCTGTTTATAACACAAACACTACGTTTAAAACATTAACATTTGATGATACAATTAATGGTTGGCCAAGTTTATACACGTATCAACCAGACCAAATATTTAGCATAAGAAATAACTTCTATTCATTTAAAAACGAAAAGCTATATAGACACAATAGCGAAGCTGTCAATAGAAACAGTTTTTATGGAAGTGAAGAACCTAGCTCTGTAACAGTTATCTTTAACCCTAATCCAACAAGGTCGAAAACATTTAGTACAATGAGTTACGAGGGAAGTAATGGTTGGGAATTAAAAACATTAACGTCTGACCCTACAGGTAAAGACTTTAATACATCGTTCTCTAATTCAAACGATACTTCTAATTCAATACTTAGTTATGTAATGGGTGAATATGTTATAAATCCAGCGAACGGTCAAGCTGTTAGCGGGACACCTACAGGTGCCGGTATTGGTCAAGGTTATGTTGCTACATTTGGAACAACAAACCCGCCATACCCAAGGTTACATGCTGGTTTTGATAGAAAAGAAAACGCTTATGTTGCTAACTTAGTTAACTCTAGCGCAGCAACACAAGGAGAAATAATATTTGGAGAAGTTATAAGTGGTATAAAAGGTTTTTACGCTACAGCAACTTTCTCAACAGATAAATACACAGATGAAGGAGGAGAAAAACAGTTATTTTCAGTAGCAACAGATTTTTTCTCTAACAATGGATATTAATAAATTAAATAAATAAAAAATTATGCCAGCAAATTTTAATGCACCAGGAGGCAACATAGGAGCTTCAGCTGCTGTAAAGGCAGTTTCAAAAAAAGTTAACCCGATGATGGTAGCCGGTATGGTAGGAATTGCCGGGTCGGTGGCTTTAGGTATATATGGAGTAGTTACAGCAAACAAACAAAGAAGAAAAGCTATTGCAGACCAAGAGTTTGCTCAAGATAGATTAGACTCTTTAATAGATAATAGACAAGAAATTGTTAATCCATATGACGAAATACAAGATTTAAGCGCTACGCTTAGTAACCCTATGGCTAATTTAGGAGTTGCAACTCAAGCAGCCGAAATGCAAATAGAACAAGCTGATATATCATTAGCTAATACTTTAGACACAATTAGAGCTACCGGAGCAAGCGCTGGAGGTGCAACGGCTTTAGCACAAGCTGCATTACAAAGTAAAAAAGGTGTATCTGCAAGCATTGAACAGCAAGAGGTTCAAAATGAAAGACTTAGAGCTCAAGGAGAACAAGCGCTACAACAAAGACAAATGTCTGAAGCTCAAAGAGTACAACAAGCAAGAGCCCAAGGTGAGGCGTTTGTTTTTGGCCAACAAGAAAGAAGAGAGCTTGCTGATATTGATAGAGCTGCTGGTCAATTAGAAAATGCACAAGCTAGACAAGCTCAAGCAGAAGCTGATCGTATGGCTGCTATAGGAGCTTCAATAGGTGGTATTACAGGAACAATAGGTTCTATGGGACAATCTGGAGCTTTTAATACAGCTTTAACAAATCCAAATGATGCTATTAGCGCATTTATGAAAAAACAGTAAATATGAGTTACAGAAATCCACAACAAACATTAAACAGAAGTGCTGGTAAGCTTTACGGAGACGTTGCTCAAAGCATAACATCTGGTATGCAACAGCTATCTTCTGCTTATAGAGTAGATCAAGCTGCAGTTAAGCAAAATAGAGACGAGATAAACGCAATGATTGAAAAAGCAAACAATCAAAAAATATTGTTTGACACTACTTTAAATCAGGCTTATCAAGATGCTGGAGTTTGGTTTGACCAAGAAAATAAAGATAGACTAAGTGAAGAAGCAAATCAAGTTTCTTTATTAATGCAAAAAAGCGTTAAAACGCCTGAAGAGATGCAAAGAATATCTAACTTTATGGGTTCAGCTGATGTAACTAAAAAAGACTTTGAAACATTTGGAACATTACTTAGCACTTTAGAAAACGATTTAAAAAACGGGGGTAAAGAAGGTGGTGTAAGTAACTCTCAGTATTCTGATAGATTAAAAAGAGCTAGAGCTTTTGCAGGTTTAGACGGTGGTAAAGTAACAGTCAACACAGACTTATCTAAAGCTGGAGGACCTAATAACATGTATACTTGGACATCTAATGATGGTAAAACTACTTATACTATGGACTCTAAAGAACTTAGAAACATAGAGAGTAAGCCGGGTTTAGGTATGTATAATGTTATACCTCAGTACACTGAAACTTTCACTGGTTTTGGCAATGAGGCTATTAAAGGTTTAGGCAATAAAGCAAATTTTACGAACGTTGTTGCTAAGGAAATTAAAGACCAAAATGGAAAGGTTGTAGCAACACAGTATGTTAGAAAATTTAATGAAAAAGGTTTTTACGACGCCATAAAGCCTCAAATGCAAGGTCAGGCAGACGCGTATATTAACAGTGATGCTCAAAGTTTTGTAACTATGTATAATCATATGATAGCTAGAAACCCTGAAAAGTTTTCAAATGTAGAAGAAATAAGCCCAGCTATTGATATTAAAAAAATAAACGAGCTTAAACCAAAGCTTGTTGAAATGATGTCTTATAATGCTTTAAAACTACAAGGTAATAAAGATATAATAGTTAGCACTAAACAGGTTAGCGAAGGAAACCAAAGCACCTCTGTCTCTAGAGCGCTAGATATAATGATGCCAGTTGCAGATGCTATTAAAAACAATGATGAAAGATATTTAGTTGGTATGCCTTATGATGGAGGAGAAATAAAAAATGCTAAATTAAAAGATGGTGTTGCTCAAGTAGAAGTTGTTTATGGAACTGGAACTAAAGATAGAAAAATCCAAAGTAAAACTATAGACTTTAACCAACCAACAGAATTACAAAGATTTATAGATCAAGGTATATTAAATAAGTTTGGAAAAGACCAAGATTCAGACGAGGCAATGCTTCAATATGACGCTTTACGCCCGCTGGTTTTTGGTGAAAGTATTTTAAACTCATCTTTAGGAGCTGGAGAGAGCTTTAATAACATGCTTTCACAGTCACAAGTTCCTGCTTCTTTGCAAGATATAACTAATTCACCTTTTGTTACTTCAGAAGATACTGAAGAAAGAAGAAAAAGTTTAATGTCTGGTAAAGAACAAAAACAAGGCGAAAAAACAGCTAAAGAGTTTATGTCTCCATCTGAGTATAAAAAATATTTAGCTAATAAATAAAAATAATAGTATAGTTTTATGGACGAAAAATTATTAATGAAGTTGTTTACTCTTAGAGAAAACGACTTTGAAAATCAAACAGAATTTTTTAAAGCTTTTGAATCTAGCGAAGATGAACGTAAAAAAACATTTGACGCTTTGGTAAAAGATGGTTTTATAGGTACTGAAGATCAGTTTAGCGAAATAGTAGGCTTGGGAAAGTCAAACGGTGTTGTAGCAACGGATGCGACTGTAACACCAGAGCCGGAAGCGTCCGAGAATATGGTTTTAAAATCGGAAGATACTTCTTCGGATTTTACAGAAACAATTAAAACAGCTCAAGAGTTTTTATCTCCATCTGAGTTATTAAAATATAGAGCTTTTGAAAACTTTAGGCAAGTAACACCTGAACAGCAATTAAAAATAGATGAAGACGCTTTTAATTTTGTAATTAATGAAAAGCAAAAATCTGTAAAAGTTAAAAAATTTCCTGATAATCCAGCTAGTATTTTTATAGACAAACTAGTTCCAAACGAAGAGTGGTTAAAAACTGAAAATGAGGCAATATCAAGATTATTAAAACAAGATGCTTTTAAAGATGTAACATCTAAAGAAATAAAGGCAAACCCTATATTTAAACCCGATGTTGATAAAATTATGGCTGAAATAAAATCAGAACAGTTATATCAACAACAAAGAAACTCAAACACAGAAGAGCTAGTTGAAAGTATAAATGATAGAAAAACATTTTTAGAAAAAGCTGAAGACTTCAGTATGGGGATGTTATATTATTCGCTTAGGTCTAAATTTGGAGCACCTGATTATGAGTTCAAAACAGAAGAACAATTAGAATTAGAAGGTCTTGATAGAAAAATATCAGAAGGTTTAGATGAAAAACAAAAAAATGAATTAAGATATTTAAACAACGCTAATCAGATTAGATCTAATATAAGGACTGAATCAGAAAAACTTAGATCTAGACAATATACAAATCAAGAAGATTTTGATGCGGCTAATCAGTTGTTAAAAGATTTATTTCAAACAGATAAAGAAATATACGAAACTCAATCAAAAAAGTTTGAATCTTTAAATAAAATTGTAGAAAAATCACAAAAAGTATCTTCAGACTTACAAGCTATAGAAAGAGACTATAACTTACTACCTAACTTAGCTACAAATGTTCAAATAGCGGGAATACAGTTAGCAAGTGCCCCTGTAGAGTTATATGATTATCTTGTATATAGACCTATAACAGCTCTTTCACAAAAGCTTTCCGGCAAAGATAATGTTAAAACTCCTGTAAATAACATGATAGGAGAGCTGTCTATGCAGCAAGAAGAAAAAGGTTTTATAGAAAGCTTTAGAGACCAAAAAAGAAAAGTTGTAGATCAACTAAGGTCTGGTATAGCCGAGTCTAAAGAATTTGACGATTTGCAAGATGGCGATGATTGGGGTAGGTATTTTGCTGAACTACTTGGTAGTCAATCAATTAATACAGCTATATTGTTTAGCACAGGTGGCGCTGCTCTACCTATTTTAGCAGCTCAAGCTACAGCAGGTAGTTTTGAAGACATGGCTGAAACAGAAAGACAAAGCCTTATAGAATATGAAACATGGAAAAATTCTGACGAAAGAACTAGAGGAGAAGAGCCAGAATTAATACAATACACACCAGCTCAAAGATATATAACAGCTATGGGTAACGGTGCTTTAGAATATTACACTGAAAGAATAAGTCTTGGTATAATAAATAGATCTAAAGCTGCATATAAAAACCTACCCGGAATTAAAGATGGTTTTGCAAAAAGCATTGGAAATATAGTTAAAAAAACAACACCAAAAGGATTAGCTAAAAACGCTTTAATTACAGCATATGATGGAGCTTCAGAAGCAGGTCAAGAGGGATTTGTTCAACTAGGATCAAACATGTTTGACAGGCACGTTTTAGGTAAAGACGTTAACTTATTTGACGGTGTAAAAGATGCTACATTTAGTGGTTTTGTAATGGCTAACGGAGTGTATAAAGCTCCTTTGTTATTTAATTCAATATCAACTTTAGTACAAGGTCCTGACGCTACGCAAAAAATAGGTAAGGCTAGACAGCAAATGAGAGAAATAGAAAAAACTCTTTTATCTGAAGAAAATTTATCTATGTCTAAAGAATCTAGACTTGAGCTTGAAAAAGAACATAAAAGGTTGTTAGATGAGTCTACTGACGCAATAAACAAGTCTTTAAATCTTTATGGTGAAATGCCAAAAGAAATTATAGAAGAGTTAGGCGAGCTAGAAAGAAAAGAGTTTCAATTAAGAAAACAATATCAGAAAATTAAAGATGATACTGGTATTCTAGAAGGTAAAGAAAATTTATTGAACTCTCTTAATAAAGAATATGGAAAAATAAAAGTTCAGCAGTATAAAATACTAGATCAATATCAATCTGACGTTGCTAAAGGAAAAAGAATAGCCTTAAATATTAAAAAAATAGAATCTGAAGTTAAAGTTGTTGAAGATTTTATAGGAGAAGATAATGTTATTGTTTTTAAAACTAAAGAAAAATTTGCTGAAGAAACTGGAAGGCCAAAAAATGTTGATGGATATTATGATCCTAACGATGGTAAAATATATATAAATCGGGCAAAGGCTGCAGAAGTGAACGCTATAACAGTAGGTTCACACGAGCTTCTTCATAGAATAATGGAAAACACATTTTCTGATGAGACTAAAGGAACGGCTCTTGTAAATAGGTTTATAGATGTTTTAAAAGAAAAAAATCCTGAGGCTTATGCAAAAGTTCAAAAAAGAATTGACGATAATTATAGGTTTAATAGTGACGGTTCAGAAAAAGGCTTTTCAGAATATGCAGAAGAATATTTTAACGCTTTCAATGATGTAGCGTATACACCTAGCCTTGGAGAGTCTTTAGTAAATTTTGGAAAAGATATACTTGAATTTTTATCTTTAAAACAAATAGGTTTTACTAATGCTGACTTTGCAGATTCCAGTGGTAAAGATGTATATGACTTTTTGGTAGATTATAAAAGAAAATTTAAAAAAGGAAAGGTAAGTAAAAAAGCAAAAGCTCTTTCAGAAGAATCAGCAGAGGCAAAAAAAGCTTTTGAAAATGTAGTATCAAAAGATAAAAAGTCTATAACTAACGTTTATACAGAGCTGCAAAAAATTGATGAGTTTGAAGCAGATTTTAAACCAACAGAACAGTCTAAAAGAAGAAAACAAGAGTTATTAGAAGAGGTTAGAAAAGAAAACATATATGAAGAGTTAAGGCAAATAGATGAGTTTGAAGCGGATTTTAAGCCAAATGAACAAAGTAAAAACAGGAAAAAAGAACTATTAGATATAATAAACAAAGAAGAGCAAGAAGAAATAGTTAAGTTTTCTAAAAATGAAAAAGCTTCTGAAGAGGTTCAAAGATTATTTAATGAAAAGCCTAGAGACTGGGAGTTTAAAGTTATAGAGCAAATGAGACCTATAACAGCTAAGCTTGCGGAAAGAAGAAAAGAAGTAACTGGTTTTGATCGACAGCTTTTAATTGATGAAATAGAAACTGGTGAAAGAGGTATTTTAGATTTAATAAGAAGTTATGATCCTAATAAAAATGATTCTTTAGCTGCTTACATAAACACTTTTTTAAGTTTTAGAGCTCAAGAAGGTTCTAAACGTGTTTTAAAACCGGTGTTTGAAAAAGATGTTACTGAAGAGGTTGGTGTTGCAGCTCAAGAAGATGATATATCTATTGAAGAAGCTGTAGATGAATCAATCAAACCTACGGAAGAACAAAAATCAAAATTAAGAAGACAAATAAGATTACCTGATGAGCAAGTTGAAAAAGTACGGGAAGCAGTTAGAAAAACATTTGGAACAAGACTACCTTCACTTCAGTCGCCTAAATTCAAAAAAGCTCTTAGAAAAGCTTTTGACACAGAACTTTTCAAAGAATTAAAAACTAATGTTTTTAAAGCTAGAAAAGATTATGAGTTTTTTATGTCACAAAACTGGAAAGCATTATATGATGCTATTCCTCAAGAAACTTTAAATCAAAGCTTTGCGCCTTTTAGAGAAGCTGTTTTAGATGAAACTGGTAAGCAAAAAAGAGAAAAGACACCTGAAGGTGAGCGTATATTTAGAAAAAAGAATATAACTAAAGAAGAGTTTTTAGATTATTTCTTTAGTCCAGATATTGGTGTTTCTACTAGAGGTACTAGAAAAGATGCAATAGTTAGGATGGCAGCCCAAGAGCTTGGTTTTGATGCTATAATGGAAACTATACAAGAACCAGAAGTTGCTAAAAAAAGAGAGTTTATAGATCCAGCTCAGACAACTGAAGAAGTTGCTAGAGTTTTAGAGAGAGGTTTAGCTGATAAATTTTCTATTACTACTGAAAACACAGCTAAAGCAATACTTCAAGAACAATTTGGTTTTACTGAAAAACAAGCTGATGATACTTGGTATAATTTAAGCGATAAGAACACGGCAAATAAATATGTAGATTTTATTAAAGATGTTTTAATACCTGCTTTTTCAGAACATCCTGGCTTATTAAATAAATCTCAAGTAGTTAATAGAAAAATTCCTGGTGATAGAGATAGAAAAGGTCAAAAAGTTGGTAAAGTTGAAGGAATTTTAATGAAAGCTCTTTCTAAAATTAAAGTGCCAGCCTTAAGTGTAAGAAGTAAAAACAATGAATTTGCTAAACATAGATGGAAAAACTCTGATGTTAATCTAACGGCAGACGCTAAAGCTTATTACAATGAAAGAAATGTAAAAAACTTTGATATATTTTGGGAAACAATTTTTGATATTGTAGCTAAAGATCCCAAATACATTGTACCTATACTTCACATGTTAGAAGCTTCTCAAAATGAAGTTTCTCATATTCAAAGATTAGGCGCAGAATATAAGTATTATGATAAAAACGTAATAGAAAAAGGCGGTAAATTATATTTTGAACATGCTTTACAAAACACTTTGGCTTATCAGTTTTTACTTTACTCAGTTGCAGAAAATGTTAATTCTAAAAATGGTAAGGAAAACTTTATAAAATATAAAGAGAAATTAAAAAATAATTACAAATTAATTGGAGTAAGTAAAGCTGATAATATAAAACTTGACAAAGCTGGTTTTAAACTATTAATGCCAGACGGTTTTGATATAAATAAAGATGGATCTTGGATTGTTAGATACTTTAATGAAGTAGTTGCAAATATAAACGGTGGTATAGACCCTAATAATTTAGTATCTTTTATTAGTCCTGAAACCAACAACTTGGCTGAAGATTTTAAAATAAATAAAGAAGGTAAAAAAGATAAATTTAGTATAACTTCTGAAAAAGATTCTCCTTTATATAAAGAAATTAATAAAATAATTGAAAACAAAACTAGCATAGCCGCTTCTGAAACAATAAGTGATGCTACAGCTAGAATACGTGGACAAAAAAATAAAAAGTTTAGGTTCTTTATACCACCATCTGCTGATGACTTTGCAGGTCTTATGTACTACATGCTAGGTAAAGGTGAAGTTGGTAATAAGCAAATGAAATGGATGCAAACAAATTTATTTGATCCATACGCTAAGGCTGAAGCTAGAATAACTACAGAGCGAGCTAAGATTACAAGAACATATGAAGCTATTAAAAAACAGTTTGATATAATACCAAAAAATCTTAGAAAAAATATAAAAGATAGTGAGTTTACAAAAGAACAAGCTGTAAGAGTATATATATGGAACGCTACAAAACAAACAATACCTGGGCTATCTGAGTCAGAACAAAAGTTTTTAGTTGATTATGTAAACTCAAATAAAGATTTAAAAAACTTTGCTGATAAAGTTAAAAGTGTAAGTTTTGGTTTTGGATATGCTAAGCCTAGTGAAGCTTGGGTTACTGGTAGTATAACAACAGATCTTTTAGAATCCTTAAACACAACTAAAAGAGAAGCTTACTTACAGCCTTGGCAGAAAAATGTTGATATAATTTTCAGTAAAGAAAACTTAAATAAATTAGAAGCGGCTTTTGGCAGAGAATATAGAATAGCTTTAGAAAACTCTTTAGAGAGGATGAAAAGTGGTAAAAATAAACAGTTTGGTCCAGATACTAATACAGCCAAATTAATGAACTGGGTAAATGGATCTATTGGTGCTATAATGTTCTTTAATACAAGATCAGCCATCTTACAGCTTTTATCTACAGTTAACTTTATTAATTGGTCTGACAATAATGTTTTTGCAGCAAGCAGAGCTTTTGCAGATCAAAAACAATATTGGTCTGATTTTAAAATGTTATTTAATTCAGATTTTCTACTTAATAGAAGACAAGGTTTAAAAATGAATGTTAACGAGGCTGACTTAGCCGAAGAAGCAAAGAAAAATGGACCTATGGGTGTTATTAATAGAATACTAAAAGCTGGTTTCTTACCTACTCAAATGGCAGATAGTTTTGCTATAGCTGCTGGCGGTTCTACTTTTTACAGAAATAGAGTTAATTCTTTAATAAAAGACGGTGTTGGCAAGGCTGCTGCAGAAAAACAAGCGTTTCAAGATTTTAGAGAAGCTGCTGAAGAATCTCAACAGTCTAGCAGGCCTGATAAAATTAGTCAACAACAAGCGGGTCCAATAGGACGATTTATACTGGCTTTTGCTAACACGCCATCTCAGTATGCAAGAATAATTAAAAAAGCCGCCTTAGATCTTAAGAATCGCCGAGGAGATGATAGAGAGAACGTGTCTAAGATAATTTACTACATGACTGTTCAAAATGTTATATTTAACGCTTTACAACAAGCTATGTTTGCGCTTGCATTTAATGACGATGACGACGATGAAAAAACAAGAAGTAAATATGCTAATGTTGCAAACGGTATGGCTGATTCAGTATTAAGAGGTCTTGGTTTATATGGTGCTGCTTTTTCAACACTTAAAAACTTTTTACTTAAAATATATAAAGAAGGTCAAAAGAAAAATCCTAAATATAGAGATGCAGCTGTAACTCTTCTTAAGATATCTCCACCAATATCTTCTAAAATATCAAGACTTGAACAGGCTGGCGCTATATTAGATTTTGAAAAACAAGAAATTAAAAAAGCAGGTTTAGATATAAATAATCCAGCAATTTTAGCAGCTGGACAAACAATAAGTGCTTTAACAAATTTACCTGTAGACAGAGCAGTCAAAAAAGTTCAAAACATAAACTCTGCAATAGGTGAAGATTTAGAGTTATATCAACGAATTGCTTTGCTAGGTGGTTGGAACAAATGGGATTTAGGTATACAAGATAAAAAAGAAAAAAAGAAAAAGAAAAAGAGTAAATACATAAAAACAAAAAGAATTAAAACAACAAGAGTTAATTAAAAATGAGAGATATAAGTAAAGCAATTGTACATTGCACTGCAACTCCAGAAGGGAGACATACTACAGTCGAAGACATTCGATCATGGCACAAAGCCAGAGGGTGGAGTGATATAGGTTATCACTATGTAATTTACTTGGATGGTTCAATACACGAAGGCAGACCTATTGAAAGGATGGGTGCTCATTGTAAAGGACAAAACAAAGGGTCAGTTGGCATCGCATATGTTGGAGGGATAGATAAAAAGCACCTAAAGCCAAAAGATACACGAACAGAGGAACAAAAAGAGTCCCTTATTGAAATTCTTACGGAACTAAAGCATTTATACTGTGATCTAGATATATATGGCCATAGAGACTTCTCTAGCAAGGCCTGTCCTAGCTTTGATGCTAAGGAAGAGTATAAAAAAATAAGCAACGCTTGGTAAAAAAAACAATATGGGAAAATTATTAGTAAAAATCGGAAAAAAGATTATTGAAGTAAATAATCATTTAAAAAGGAAGTGGAACTCTATGTTGAGTTTCTTAATGTTTAAAAACGTATAAAACAAAAATGACTAGAAAAAAATCTGCAATAGATAGGTTCGATGAGTTTAGTGAAGGAACAGTGGTAGGTCTTTCTATAAAAACTTTAATTGCTGCTGGTATGACAGTGGCGACGATGGTGTCTATGTATATGACCCTTCAAGCCGACATACAAGTTGCGATGGAAGAGCCAAAACCACCTGTTACAAAAACAGAATATGAACTCCAAAAAGAAATGATGGATAACGCTATTATCGAAACTAAAGAAGATATTAGTGAGATAAAAAAATCTATAGACAAAATGGAAGATAGGTTGTTTAACCAATCAAGAGGAAGATGAGCTCTTCTTCTAATGGTTTTATAATAAAAAACTGGCAAATTATCTTGTGGTTTGTTATTGCTGTTTTTACAGCAGGAGGAGTGTTTAGTGAATTTACATCAGTTAAAACAGAATTAACCATGGTGCATAACAGACTAGACAACAAAGTAAAAGTAATTAACGAGCTGGAAGACAGACTGATAGATATAGAAAAGCAACTAGAATATGAGCGAGGTCTTATTGAAGCTACTATAAAACAAAAAAGGAACAATATAAAATAGGCGTACCATACCTAAAAGTTCCTGTAACCAAGAAGGGGATCACATTACGTGGTCCCCTTTTTTATTGGTCTTTTAAATAATAAAGAACAAGAAAAAATATGGCTGCTGCTAAAACAAAGCCATATAATAATCCTAACATAAACATACTCATCTATATATCATATATATGCATGTGTATAGCATAATTAAACAAAGCGCGCATTTAATAATTAACCGTCGCACGACAAACAGCTTTCATCCATAGCGTTAGCAGCTATATCACCTCTTAATACACTTTCAGTTCTGGTATAATACAAAGTCTTAACACCTTTTTTCCAAGCATCCATATGAACCTTGTTCAACCACTTAGGCGTTGCAACACTTGGAAATGCTAGGTTAAGGCTAACTGACTGATCTATATACTGTTGCCTTATACCTGCTTGATTAACAAGCTCAAGCTGATTAATCTCTTTAAATGTTTTAAATACTTCTTTAACAGGTATATCATGATCACCCATAAGCACGTCATCAAGCTCTTCAATGTCTTGAACAGAACCTCCGTCACCTAGTATCTTACCCCATATATACTCGTTGTTTAAACCGTTGTCTTCCAACACGTTTTCTAACGTAGGGTTTTTCCTAATAAAAGTTCCTTTAGCAGACTGCTCTGTAAAAACATTAGCGGCCCAGGGCTCTATTCCGGGTGAAACATCACCAGACAACTTACTATTACTAACAGTGGGAGCAACAGCACGAAGATGGGTATTACGCATACCAGTCCCACTACACCATAAAGGTTCTCCATAAATCTCTGCCAGATCCATTGAGGCACGCTCACTTTCGATCTTAATCTGTGAGAATATTTTCCTAGTCTCATACTGAGATAATAAACCTTCGAAAGGAATACCTTTCTCTTGGATATATGTATGCCAACCGAGGACTCCCAAGCCCAGTGCTCTCCCTTTTTGCGCAGATCGAACAGAGTTTTCGAATCCACGTAAACCCTTGGCTCTTTGAATAAATTCCTCCATAACGCCGTCAAGAAAGAACGTGGCGTCATATATAAGGTTAGTACCCTTCCATTCTTCATATTTAGCTAAATTTAATGATGATAAACAACAGACAAAACTATGGTTCTCATCTGTATGTAAGGTAATCTCACTACAGATGTTTGTCATATGAACTTTAAGTCCGTTTTCTTTGTAGGCTGGTGGATTAGACTTATTTGTGTTCCCTTTAAATAGGATATAAGGCTCTCCAGTAGCTTTACGTTTTTGTAATAACTTTCCCCACTTCTTCCTTGCTTTTTCATTTCCTTGTTCAAGCTTTCGCATAAACTTATCGCCGACAACAACGCATTGATGCAAGTTAAGTGACTGTCTGTTGACATCTCCTTTAGGCTCACGTATGTCAAGCCATTCTTCAAAATCGGCGTGCTCAATGTTAAGATTAACCGATGCAGCTCCGCGTCTGACAGAACCCTGATTAGTGGCAAGTATAGTCGAATCGTATATTTTACAAAAAGGCACAACGCCGTCACTTGTTCCATTACCTGTTATTTTAGTTCCAGCTGGTCTAATCTGGTTTATTCCAATACCTACGCCGCCTCCGTGTTTCGCAAGCAGCATCATTTCTAAGTTCTTTTGCCCAATGTCTTGGATTGAGTCAGCCACATCAATACCAAAACAACTAATAGGCAAGCCGCGATCAGTTCCGGTGTTGCTAAGAACTGGGCTAGCAAGACACAACCAACCATTCCAGATATAATCAA